GCCCTTGCCAGTGCTTGATGTGATAACTGTAAGCATAGTAGTACCAGCAGTAATATCGTCATAGTCCTCGCTTACGCCATAAGCAATATGCTTCTCGTCAATAACGAGTTCCTGATTTACCCATGCATCAATATCAAAACCATTCAGATACTCACCAGCAGCGAAAGTATGGCTATCCTTGTAAGCATCATCGCCACCAAGAGTATTTGCTACGAGGTAAGTAACTCCACCAGAAACTATAAAATCATAAAGATTTACAGGGTCAGTTGAAGTAAGAATAGGATTATTCTTGGCAACCTCTATCATGCCGAGTGTTTTGCATTTAATCATTTTTGTTTCCTCCTAACATATTAAAAAATATCTTCGTCAACAACTTCCTTAGAAGTATGCATTTCCTCGAAAATATCTCCATTATCAACAGAATTTTGCTCTGCCGCCTTTGCAGCTTCATTAGCCTTGAAAGCAGCACCTATGCCAGCGTTAATCTTTGTAACGATAGCATCAATATCACCCTCCATAGGGTTCTCGTTGAACGCATTGATTTCATCCTTTGCGTACTCTTTCTCAGCTTCGCTAAACTCAGCGAGAGAAGAATTAAGGGATGCAAGTCTCTCTTTTGCTCTTGCTTCATTCAGAGCCTTTTCAAGTTCGCATCTTTCAGCCCAAAGAGCATCAAACTCTTCGCTCTTAGCTGCGAGTTCAGCCTTACATTCGTCAAGAGCGGCTTGAAGTTCGCCAACGCTTGCTTCTATTGCGTTCTTCTCGTCAATTGCAGTCTGCGCACTCTCGTTCGCTTCTGCAACTTTGGCTTCACAATCCTTCTGGCACTCTTCCAGTTTGGAGTTAAGTTCAGCCATCGTATTAACAGTCTGTTCAATCACAGCCTTGATTTCATTTTCATTCATTGTGACTTGTTCCTCCTTATGTAGTTTAGAGTTAAGTTCTAAGAGTTTGGCACTATCATCCGCTGGTTGAATACCAAGTAGCGCATAACCTGAATATATAAAGTCAGAAGGGATTCTCCCTTTGTCTTTATAACCGTATTTATATATAATCGTTTCGTTATCATCAGTGCGCAGAATCTCGACACTACCGCTTGGGTAAATACCAAGTTTAATGTTCTCGTCAAGTTTCTCCACAAAATTGTGATAACACAGAGCATCAATTTCACCTTCGCCAACACAAACAGTAATAGTACCTTCATCCTCGTCCTCAATTTCGGTTATATAACCTTTGGTGAAAGTACCAATCTGTACTGCGTTTTCAAATACAGGATCACCATCTGCTCTGTCGGTACAACCATGTCCATGAATCTCTGTACGATCTTCGTCAAGAAATTCGCACCTAAGACTCATGCCCTGAATACTCGGAAGTGCTTTCTCACAGTATTCTCGAATCCAAGTAATACCGTTGAGATTGTATTCAGTGCCAACCTCATTAACTTCATCCACACAAGAGTCAGGAAAGATTTTATGCAGAATAACTTTGAACTTGCGTCTGCCGTTCTTCGTCTTTCTACTTGAAATTTCAAACACTTTCATCCTTTCACCGCCTTTCGTGTGTTTGTGTGTAATAAAAAAAAGAGGTCTAAACCTCAGAATTAAAACTGATATTTTATATACGCTTAATTGTCACTTGGAGATGGAAGGGCATTTCCGTTGTTGTTTCTGCCAACAATAGTCGCATCAGCCGGATTCTCCGTTGTAGGTCTGCCACTCTTTGCATCATCCTTTGACATAGTATAACTTGTAGCATGAAGAGGATAGCGATTCTCCCAATCGAGTTCTAATTCCTTTTCCACCAAAGATATAAATGCTTCTGGTTTAATACCACAAGCAGCAACCCACAGTGATAAGCTACCTTTACCTTGAAGATAAAGTTCTTTTGCCTGTTCAACAGCTTTATCTTTGTCTACATAAGTAGTCCTAAGATAATAGACTTCCATCCAATTCGCTTTATCTTTGATAATATTCGCACCAATAACTTTGTTAAGTTCCTCTGTGATTTGGTCAACCCATTGGAACACTTGACCTTTAATCAATTCAAGGTTCTGCATTTGCGCAGAATAGCTACCGCTGCCAACTCCATTAAGAAGTGAACCAGCGATACCTAAACCAAGAGCGATTTTGTCATTAAGTTTATTCTCGTACTTTTCATCAAATATATCTGTGTTTGCGGAATCAATAGTATTGAGTTTTGTTCCGGCTGCAACAGAGAAGAATGAAACACCGCCACGATTGTTCTTGGTCATAACAGCACCACGAACAGCGGCATGTTGATCTTCCTGTTGTTTCTTAGTCAACGCAGATGTTCCTTTTTCTTTTCCCTCTGGGAAAGTTTGATAAATAACCTTGTTGTTAATATCATCTAAGATATTGCGCTTTGTTTGAGTGAAATAGTCGTTATATAAAATATCGTTTATTGCAGCTAACACCAACGGTCTGCCATAAGGTTCATTCCGTTCGGAACGAATCTTATGTACGATTGTTTTAGTGTTATCTAATCTAAGCCAATTGCCACCAGTGCTTGAACCATCTTTGCGGCTTTTATAGGCTTCTCTGATTTCTTTAGGATATTTCAGCAGTTTCTTTTCCACTGGCTCACCATCAGCTAAATCGAAATAATCTAAATCAAATGCAATAACATAAGATGAATTTTTAATTCCGATTATACGAGTGTAATCCGTTGGTAAAGATATAATCTCCGCATTTAACCCTAATGCGTTCACTTCATTGATTTCAGTAATTGACTGCACATCATAATCTGTTAACAGTTTTGCGCGATCAACTGGTCTTTCAGATGTTTCAAAGTAATAAAACGCCACGCCGTTCACCATTCCTTTGAATAGGGCATCACGAATTATCTCTTTGTCTTTAATCATCCTAAGAACTGAATCCATGAGTTCTTCATTTTTTCTTTTCTTC